TAGAAGATACAACTACCTTGTAGTATTAGAACCAATTAAGATTACAGAAAACCAAGCAATACTGCAAATGGTCAAAGGTGTCGCTCAAGATATCACTAATTAGGAAGGATCATTTCCGGTTCAGTCCCAATATTGGTAATATATTGTACCTATTAAAGACTCATTTAACTCCTTACATAGTGGGTGTGAAGCATCTTTTAGATGTAAAGCAATCATTGCATTCGATATGAGGCGCTGATGATGAGTTTTAGCCTTCTGTAATGCATCAATGTGATGATGAGTAACATCTTCTTTGACAATCATCTGTGATAATCTAGCTGATTTCTTTTGCTTTTCCCAAGAATTGTATATTTCTGCTGCTTCTTTACTCAATGTTGCAGATATTAATTGCTTCATCTTGTTTCACCACTCTTGCCCAAGTTAATTTCTCCTTCATATTGAACAAGAATAGATACTAATTCATCATAAATGAACTCAACTGTTATGAAATCACTTTGTTCAATACCAGTAATTAGGTTATTTATTTCATTAAAGAGGTCTATACTCATTCTAATGCCTCCTCTTTATAGGATATTAAATCAGGATATCTAAAACAATCCTCACAAATAGCAAGAATTGGGTCGTCTCTTTGTATTATTAGGCCGCATGATTGACACTTCATGTATCGCGGATTGGGAATTAGAATATAATATATTGCTTTTTGTGATACATCTAGCGGGTAGTTTATAGAATATATGGCCTCTTGTGGCGAACGCGGCGTAGGAAGAACCTACTCAAACCGGTTGGGGTAGGCACGTTCGAATTACCTGATTACCGCTACGCGGATTGGATAAAGTGGGGAAAAACAGTGTGGATGCTTCCTGATTCCGGTAACCAATGTTCATAAACCGGAAATACATCCGGTAATCATGGCACGAACGGATTCGTTTTTTCTAAGACAAGCAATAACACTAAGCAAAGCAGGCACATATAATCAAGAAGTAATTGACCTCGGAGCGGTAGTTGATGCTCTCGGGAAGACAGTTTTGCGTATTCATAACATTGCTGTTCAATATTCTGATGCTGCAGCTGCAACACCTGACATGGCTGGAACTGCTGCTGCTGCTGTTGACTTTCAATTAACTACCCAGTCACAAGGCGGATTGGTTATCTCTGGTGACAATAAATCTGTAATTGCAAGCGGTCGTTTAGTCGCTTATAACGCTCTTGCGGCGGGTGTCCCGACTAATATTAATGATGAATTCGATGTTGCACCGCAGCATTGGACTAATGGTTATCTAATCGGAGTAGAACAAATGTATCTATCCGGCCGCACTACTACAACAGGCTGGGCGGAAGATGTTGTAGTTTCTTTAGTGATGGAATGCACATCTGAGACAATGACTCAAGCATCTGCAATGGCATTAGCGCTTTCACAGCAATGAAATTGGTGACTTAAATGGTTTCCAATGACAGAGTTGAGAAGGCTGCCCGAGCATATCTTGAAGCATTGATATCAAATTCATTACCAAGCGCAGTTGTAAAAGCAATTTTACTAGGAGATTCGGGTGGATTTACTAGAGATGAGTTAAGAGAAATTGCGACAGGAAATAATAGCTCTTCATCAGTAAGTAGAAATTCTTCTAGAAGAACTGATAAAATCCCAGTACCAAAAAGGAAAAGAAAGGTTTCCAGATATCAGAGAGTATTTGGCAAACATTTGAAGGCTTTGAAGCGAAAGCATCCAAGGTCAAATATTTCCGTACTAATGAAGAAGGCTCATAGATTAACAAGGAAGGAATTGAAATGAGTAGAATACTAACATTTAGAGGCAGTATAGACATAGACGATAATGCAAGAAGCACCAATAATAAGATATTTTCTTATGAGGCTGCTGATTTATCCAGAGCATGGAAAGTAAAGTCCTTTTATTTCTGGCCTGAAACTTATCGTGCAACAACTGGAACTGGTGATGGTCAATTATTAGTAGCTGCTTCTCTGGCTACTGATACAATTCAACCTACTGGATTTGATGATACTGTAACTGTGAATGATAATCGTCAGTTTGGTTGGATGATAAAAGGCTACAATTTGCGAGATGCTGCAACCGATTTCATAACTGGGCCAACTGGATTGAATGATAATCAAGCAATTGTAGACCCAGACCATGTTGTAAATCGTCATTTATACATTAATGCATATATTACATCAGACAATACTACTTCTCCATCTAGAAGATACAACTACCTTGTAGTATTAGAACCAATTAAGATTACAGAAAACCAAGCAATACTGCAAATGGTCAAAGGTGTCGCTCAAGATATCACTAATTAGGAAGGATCATTTCCGGTT